GTTGGTGGCCTAGCGACATTGCGTTTGACTCACGAGACTTAGCAACGGTCATTAAAGTGCTTAACGAGGCAAACAAAAAACGGAGATGACGTGAACGAAGTGTCAACAAAGATTGAGGTCGTCGGGTTGAAGAATGCCTTAAAGACTCTCAACAAAATTGACAAATCTTTGCGTCGCGAAATCACCAAGGATTATAAAAAGGTCGTTCAACCTGTCATTGACGATGCCAACAAACTTGTACCTACTGGCGTCCCGTTGTCTGGTATGGCGCGCAATTGGAGCACTCGATCAGGGTTCAAAATGTTGCCTTGGGTACCTGGGCGAAAACAGAAGATCGCTGCCAAGATCAACACGCGAAACATTAAAGAATACGGTGGGAACAAGACAAATGTCGGCACGTTCCTCATCCAATGGCAGGGCGCTACCGGCACAATGTTTGACACGTCAATGGAAGGTTTGCTTGGTCGCGCACTAACTGCACGCTACGGGCGTAGTTCACGAGTAATGTGGAAAGCGTACGAGCAACGCCAAGGTGATGTCATTTCCGAGATGGAGCAGTTGGTCAAGCGCGTCATGGATGAAGCAAACAGAGAGACCGCGTAATGGCAATCAACATACCAATCGTGACAGAATTCTCGGACGTTGGAATCAAACGCGCCATTAAACAGTTTCAACAACTGGAAACAACATCGGAAAAAGCGCAGTTCGCGATCAAGAAAGCGGCTGTTCCTGCAGCTGCAGCGTTGGCTGGTTTGGCTGTTGCTCTTGGTGACGCAACCAAAGCGGCCATGGAAGACCAGCAAGAGCAGGCGGCTTTAGCGCTTACTTTGCAGAATGTGACTGGCGCTGGCGCTAAACAGACCGCTCAGATTGAAGATCAAATTAGCGCAATGTCTCGAGCATCGGGCATTGCTGACACCGAATACCGCAAGTCACTTGAAGCGTTGGTGCGCGGAACAAAAGACGTTGACATGGCCATGAAAGACATGAACCTTGTCATGGACATCAGCACCGCGTTGCAAACAGATTCGAGCACCGTTGCTGACGCGTTGGCCAAGGCTTACCAAGGCAACTTTAAAGCGCTCCGATCATTAAGCCCAGAGATGGCAACCATGATCAAAGAAGGCGCAAGCCTCAACGAAATCATGGACGTGCTTGGCGGAACATTTGGCGGTGCCACAGCCAAGAGCGCCGAAACCGCTGCAGGCAAAATGAAAATACTGAAAAACTCAATTGGAGAAACAAAAGAGTCAATCGGTGCCGCGCTGTTACCTGTGCTTGAAGCCGTGCTACCTGTACTAAATAAGTTTGCTGCATGGGCTCAAGACAACCCGAAAGCGTTTCTGTTTATTGCTGGCGCGATCGGCGCGGTTGCAGCTGCAATCGTGGCCACAAACATTGCCATGGCGCTCAACCCATTCAGTCTGATCGCTGCAGGCGTAGCGTTGCTTATTGTTGGCTTGGTTGCCGCGTACAACAAGTTTGAATGGTTTAAAACAGGTGTAAACGCCATCGTCAACACCATCACAGGGTTCTTTGCCGGAATGGTCAACGCTGCGATCGGCGCGGTTAACGCAATCATTAGCGCCTACAACGCCATTCCTTTACTGCCAGATATTCCGAAAGCACCAACAATTTCTGTACCGCGCTTAGGTGGCACAGCAACTACACCTGCACCTGGTCGCAACAGCATTCCTCGAATGGCTGACGGCGGCATTGTCACATCACCAACTTTGGCTCTGATCGGTGAAGCAGGCCCAGAAGCAGTAGTGCCACTTGATCGCATGGGCACAGGCGGCGGAGTAACGATCAACGTAACAGGCGGTTTGGCAACCAGCGCCGAAATCGGTCAATCAGTTGTCAACGCTTTGCGCGCCTACTCGCGGAGTGCAGGGCCGTTGGCTCTGAACATTGCCTAATGCCTGGCGTTTCAGTTGTTGATTCAGGTAATTATGACCTGCAAATAGAAACAGGTTTTATTGTCAACTCATTCACGCTTGACAACGTGACATCAGGAGTGCTTGACAACACGTTTTTTGTGCTCGACGGCAACACCGAATACGCAGACGTAATGGCTGACTGCACCAATGTCAGGGTTACGCGCGGTCGTCGCGACGTAGGCGATCAGTTCAGCGCTGGCACCATGTCATTCACCATTCAAGACGTGGACGGTATTTTTAACCCGTTTGATGACAACAGCCCGTATTACGACACACCGCAATCCAAGCCTGGTCTTGCACCGATGCGTAAAGTGCAGCTCATCCGCTACGACTCAACCGACACGCCTGAATATCTGTTTTCGGGCTATGTCGTGGACTATATGTATAACTTTGCGCTGGGCGGTTTGGACACCGTTACCGTCTATTGCGCTGACCAGTTCTATTTGCTATCTCAAACCTATTTAGACGCTTACAACCCGTCAGCCGAACTATCGGGTGAGCGCATAGAAACAATCCTTGACTTGCCAGAAGTAGATTTCCCTGCCCTGCAACGCAACATCGCAACAGGCACCGTAGAACTAGGCCATGACAGCGCGTACAACATTCCTGCCGGCACAAACGTGCTGCAATACATAACGCAGATCAACGAAACAGCAGAGTTTGGGCGTGTGTTTATGTCGAGGGACGGCGTGCTCACATTCCAAGAACGCATCGGCACAACGTTGACGCCATCGGTAGCCAGTTTTAACGATGACGGCACAGGCACAAAATATGACGGTCTGGGCATCTCGTTTGAAGCGGACTCGGTAATCAACCGATCCGTTGTGACCGCGTTAGATGGCGACACATACACGGCAACTAACCCTGGCTCAATTGCGCTGTACTTTACGCAAACGTCAAGCATTTTAAACAGCCTGTTGCACACCGCCGCCGACATCCAAGACGCAGCTCTTTATTTGCTTAACCCGTTGCCAGAACCACGGTTCACATCGGTAGAAACCAAGTTCCTGATGCTGACCACCGCCGAACGGGACACGCTGGCAACCATAGAAATCGGCGACACCATCAGCATTGAAAAAACGTTTCCTAGCGGTGCCGGCACAGAACAGTTAACCCAAGATTTAAGCGTGGAAGGCATTGAGCATTACCTTGATTTTGCTACAGGCCACAGGGTTCTGTACTCGACTGCCCCGACAACCGTGCTGTATAACCTCATTTTGGATGATCTCTTGTATGGCACACTCGACACCGTCAATGCTTTAGGATAGGAGACACTATGGCTAACCCATTCCCTTTCACCGCTGGTCAAGTACTTACTGCTGCACAACTAAACGGTATTGGCGAAGCATTAACAAGTTTTACGCCAACTTGGACAGGCACCAGCACAAACCCTGTGTTAGGTAACGGCCAGTTGTTAGGTCAGTACACGCAAGTAAACAAATTGGTTTACGCGCGATACACGCTAATTGTTGGTTCTACCACTACTTTTGGTACTGGCGACTACCGTTTTACTTATCCAGTTGCGGCAAAGTCCATAGCCAATTTCGGTGCAATTCTTAGCGCTGGTTTTCTTTTTGATAGCAACGTTGCGCAAATGTATTCAATGACGGCAAGTTCGGTTTCAGGTTCTGGAACAGTATTTCGATTATTGTCTTTTCCTAATTCCACTCAAAACTTGTCTGTTTTCGGTCCTACTACGCCGATTACATTAGCGACTAACGATGAATTATTTTTTACTATTTGTTACGAGGCCGCATAATGAATTATTTAGATTTAGTAGCGTCACACGAAAACGCAGACGAAGTACCAAACGAATACTTTTTTGAGCGTATTCGTAAATGGCGTGACCGTGAACTTGCCGCATCCGATTGGACACAACTCACAGACAGTCAAGCCAACAAAACCGCTTGGAAAACATATCGTCAAGCATTGCGCGACCTGCCAGCACAAGACGCAGACCCAAAGAAAATTGTTTTCCCAACACGCCCAGAATGAGCCGATGGATACTCAAATCGTGGTGGCTCTTATCGGTGGTGGCTTCCTTGTATTGGTGGCGCTCATTGGCAAAATCGGCAGCGACAACAAAAAAGACCACGGGC